TTGCCATAGCCACAGTACCTTATGCCGGAACAAACAACTACAGCAATCAAACTATTGGCCCCCTAGCTAATGACAAAGCAAGTGCATGGGAACAACGATTAGCTCAATATCGCAAAGCCAAAGAGAGATATAATGCCTTGCCAAAACAAATTCAAGAAGCTGAACGTCTTGTAGAAGGCTTACAAAATGCCAATCAAAAACTACGTGGACTAACTGCTCAACTACAAGAGAAGGATTCTTATGGTGAATTAAGGGTTTTGGGGGCTGAGAGGTTGATTTTATTACGGGAGCGACAGCAGATAGTAGCAAACATTCCAGGACTTAACACTGCTCAACAACAAGTTGCTGCCTTGCAACAAGAACGTAACACCTTGGAACAAAATCTCAGACAACAAACACAAGACTTTGTGGATTTTTACGATCGTGAACCCAGTGCTATTATCCAAGATAACCCACAAGCTTTGGCTCGACGACGTGGTGTAGAACAGTTACGCAGCAGATTTGCCGCGGTGAACCAAGAAAACCAACAGCTTTTTGTTGAAGATCAAGACATTATTGATCCAGATTTTCCCTACGTTAACACAGTTATTCCTAATGATGCTGCCCGGCAAGCAGATGGCAATCAAGGCGCTGCCAGTCAGCAAACTCCTACATTTAGCACTAATCAAATAAACTATCCTAAAAGTCGTAGTTTGTTTGGCAGCGTGATTGGCAACTTTGACAGTGCCAATAAAGAAATGATAAAAATTGATTTGGAAATACGTGGAGATCCTTGGTGGATGGGACATAGCAACATTGATATTGACGCGGCTGTTCCTGATAAGTTAGCAGATCTTAATAGCAACTTCGCAGAACTGATTGGCGGTGATAACATGTATTATCTTACCTTCCGCAGCGGACAAGCTCCCAATCCTGAAACAGGATTCATGGAGTTTACACAAAACAATCAGTTTGTTGATGGATTTTATCTGGTTATTCAAGTGAAAAATATCTTTGCAAATGGTAAGTTCTCGCAGGTATTAACCAGTTGCAAAGATACATTTAGTCAACATGGTAATACTGCCATGGACAGTTATATCAAGAAAGCCGATGAGGCTGCTAAAAAAACAGAACAAGCAAGAATAGCACCTGCTAGCCCTGTACAGCCACAACGAAACTTACAGCCTTTGGGAAATCCTAGTGGCGATGTTTCAGGATATTAATAAATGGTATTATTAACTAGAACAAGTGATACTCCCGATGAGTACGGCTTACAACCACAAGGTAGAACACCTTTACTTGACAAAATGTATGTGGGGTTTGTAAGAGAAACTGATGATGACAGCCGCATGGGTCGCCTTAGAGTTTGGATTCCAGAAATATCAGGCGGCGATGGTCTAGACCCTAGCTCGTGGTTTATTGTCAGCTATTGCAGTCCGTTTGCTGGGGCTACTAGTGTCTACAACAACAAACCCAATGATACAAGTTACACAGCCAGTCAACGCAGTTACGGCATGTGGTTTGTGCCACCTGACAAAGACAACGAAGTAATAGTTGCGTTTATAAACGGCGATAGCAGCAAAGGCATTTGGCTTGGTTGCTTGTATCAGCAAAACATGAACAACATGGTTCCTGGTATTGCAGGCAACGGCGGCACAAATGGCGCACCTGTTGTGGAATATAACAAACGCAACCAATATAATGGTGATCCCAGTGAAACTTCTCAAAGGCCCGAGTTTGAACCTCTGCGTGACGCACTTTTACGACAAGGCCTGCTAGATGATCCAATTCGTGGGATTACCAACGCCAGCGCCCGGCGTCCTGACCCTATCAATAATGCTTATGGAATTCTAACGCCGGGTGGTAACCAAGTTGTTTTTGACGACAATCCTGGAAACCGCTTTATAAGATTACGTACGCAGTCAGGTGCACAAGTGCTAGTTAACGACAGCACTGGTTGTGTTTACATGAACAGTGTGGATGGCAAAAACTGGGTGGAACTCAGCGGTGGCGGTGAAATTGATATATATGCTCAAGCTGACATCAGCATAAGGACTCAAGGAAGCTTGAACTTACGGGCTGATTTAGATGTGAATATTGAAGCTGGCCGCAGTGTTTTTATAAAAGCACGTGACGAAGCTTTGGGCCCTATACCTGACATTGCTATTTTCTTGGACATTACTGATGCTCAAAACTTAATTATTGGTAAAGAACAATATACGTATGTTGGTAACTGGCAAAGTAGTTTGACTAATCAAATTAGCAACTCCAGTGTGGTTTTTACTGATGGTCTTTTAGTGGAGTTTAGGCGCAATCTTGATACCACTTACAACTTGATTAGCTATGTGGTTTCAGGGGTTGGTAAAAGTATTGAACTTAACCCCAGTCCTGTAGCAACACGAACTACTGATGGAGGTTTGATCAAACTCGAAGCTGCTAAAGACATGCATTTGATGAGCCATGATAACATGTACCAGACCAGTTTGAAAGAAACACATCGCAGTGCAGGAACCAATATATATGAAACTAGCTATGGCAATTACGATAGAAAAAGTGGTGGCTATTTGCGTGACACTGCTAGCGGAGAGTTTGGAGTTTTGTGTGCAGGAAACTATGTGTTAAGTTCTGCCCGTATAGACATGAATGGACGTAATGCGCCGCAAGCTGCTGTAGCTAAACCAGCCACAAGCACAGTCAGCTTGTTGCAAAAAGACATGCAAATTATAACTGAAGGACAGTTTAGGTATATCTTGATTAACACCATCATGCCTAGATTGCCTTATCATGAACCCTATACTGGGCACAGTGGCAGAGTTGATGGTTTGAATGGAAGTGTGGAACAAAACACAAATGGTGGATTGAAAACTGGTCAAGTTATAGCAGGGCAAGACAAACCTTTGGATCTTGTAGGTAGTCCCCGAGAAGGCATGCCAGCAGGCAGATACAGTGGGCAAGGATATGACGAAAAAGGCAGCCCTATATACAAGTTTGAAGGTAATAGCACTGATCTGGTATCAGTTGCAGGGCTAAAAGCCAGTCCCAGTCTTGCACGTTTTATAACAGAATTTGAATCATCAAGAGCCGATGTACATCCAGATCCCAAAGGGAATCTTACTGTAGGAGTTGGGCACAAACTAACTGCTCAAGACATTTCCTCTAATAGCGTCTTGATAGGAGGGGTGCGTGTGCCATTGAGTCGAAACTTGAGCCAACCAGAAATACAAACGTTGTTGTTGCAAGATATTGCAGCCGAAGGTGAAACATACGTCCGACGTTTGGTCAAAGTGCCTTTAACCCAAAATCAATTTGATGCCTTATGCAGTTTTACATTTAACATAGGTGGAGGGAGACTTGCCAGCAGCACTTTATTAAAGGAACTTAACAAAGGAAACTATGCAGATATTCCCAACTTGCTTATGGAATGGACAGGAAAGCCCCTATTACGGGGCTTGGTTACACGACGAGAAAGGGAGGCTTTGCTGTGGCGTGGTAAACTGTAACAGCCCCGCCAACCAGCTAGATGTGCTACCAACACTTGGCCCAGCTGTTGATGCTGCGATCTTCGCAAGGTTTAAAACTACTAAACGCATGCGGGTTCTCAGCTAGTTCGCGCCGCCGTTCGTTATAGACCTCGACCATTACACCACGGCAGTTGTTGAACGATTTGCAGTCTTGGAAAGCACGCCACACACTGGTAGTGCAACCGTTGTTACCGCGACAATCCTCTTGGAACTTCCAAGCTAGACGCCACAGTCGATCATGTTCATATTTGCTGATAAAATAAGGGTTTTGATATGTAAAAATACTTACATCACCTCGAGGATTACTGCCATAAAAATTACCTATAATCGCAATACCATGTGCAAACATAAAGACTGAAATTGCACCTGCAATGTAAGCAAATGGGCGAAAAACCATCATGAGGTTGTATGTAAACCACAATCCAATACCAGTTGCAAGGAAAAATGCCCAAGGTGCTTCGTAATAACCCCATTCTTTTCCACTACCTCCATAACGGGTAGCAGCTTGTTTTGCAACATCAGCCCAACTGGGCTCTGCAGCAAAAATGCAGCCAGCAATAACAACGCCAACAAGGCCAAACAAGTTTTTCATAACATTACGGTCCTATAATGATAAAAGGTCCAAAAAAGTAGTTGATTGGGGCAAATAAGATCACAAACCCCAACCAAAGCATAGCAACTACCAGCATGGGCAAGCCCAAAACTCGTGTGACACTGATAGCTAAGGGAATCCAAACAAACAGCAGTAGAAATAAAGCGACCATTTTTCCTCCTTTACTGGCCCAGATTCAAATCAGCCAACTCGCGGTTGGCGCCGCCATCAACAACTGCATTGCTCACAGCCGCCTTGCTCATGATCAGTTCACCTATGTCCTCTTCCACAGTGCCCTCGGCAACAAGATTGTAAACAGTGACGTTGTCCTGCTGCCCGATGCGGTGAACACGATCCGCAGCTTGGATGAGATCACCCGGGGTCCAAGGCAGCTGGAGAAACGCACACGCCCGCGCCGCAGTGAGCGTGATGCCAAAGCCTGCACTGGCAATGTTCAAGACAATCACCTGCACATCATTGCGAGTTTGGAAGTCCTGCGCTGCCTGGGCACGCTGCTCCAAGCTAACACCGCCGCGAATCACTCGCACGCCGATATTAGCCGCTGCGAGACGTTCAGCAACTTGATCAACCATGCGCTGGTGATGTGCAAACACCACAAGCTTTTCACCCTGCTCGACAAAGTCCATGATCCATTCCACGGCATTGTCCAGCTTGGCATATGCAGCAATCTCACGGCACTTGCCCAGCGCCACGATGGCTTCGTCGCTCTTGGCAGCATTGCCGCCATGCCGAACCAGGGTTTCCATGCCCTGCTTCCAAGCGCCCGAGCCCTCAAAAGCGGCTGCTACAGCATCATACTCAGCGCGATCAAACTCCAGGGGAACCGTAACAAAAGTCTTGGGCGGCAAATCCCGGAGCACGTCCTGCTTGAGACGACGCAGCATGCAAGTTTCAGTCAACAGCGTGTTGATCTCGGCTTCGTTGCTGCTGCCGTTAAAGTCCCAGCCCCAGCGGGTCTTATGGGCATTGCAGAACTTAGAAGCAAAGTTAAAAAAGTTTTCAAACTGCGGCACCCAGCCAGCCAACGTGTTCACAGTTGTCCACAGCTCAACAGGCCGATTCAACATGGGCGTGCCCGTGCAGAACGTCACATGCGGCACAGCATCATGCACCGGACGAAACTGGCCACGCTGCCGGGGAATTTCCTCACGTCCTGTCACCAGCCGCAAAAAAGCCTGCGTGCGATGGGCTTTGGGATTTTTGATCTTGTGGCTTTCATCAGCCACAACATAATCGTAGTTTTGCGCTTCCAGTGCAGCCAGGTTGCGCTCGACAATGTCGTAGTTGATAAGGGTTACATCATAACCCGGCTGCGGTACACGGCTGAAACTCACATGCGGCCATTGTGCCCTAAGCTGCGCCTGACGCTTTTTGCTGGGCACAAAGCCCACAATCAGCACGCTGAGCTGGCTGCCCAGCATGAGCGTGATTTCCCGCCGCCAGTTCAAGAGCAAGGTCTTGGGCAGCACCACCAGCATGGGAAAGCGGCGGTTTTGCCAAGCATACACCATGACCTGCGCGGTCTTGCCCAGTCCGGGCTCATCAGCCAGCAGCACGTTGCCGTCCCAGCGTTCGAGATAAGCCACGCCATGCGCTTGATATTCCTTGAGCTGAAAACTAAAGCCCGGGATATCGCAAGCCTGCGTGTTGCTGTTAAGCACGCTAACCAACGCATCCGGCACGGGCAAGCGGTGCTTGACGCACAGCTGATACACCTTGCGGGCGTTGGGCACTGTAGCGGAAACGTGAAGCATTTCAAGCCCCGTGATGCACTGTAGTCATATATAGCACGGTTGCCTAAAACGTCAACCAAAAAAATGCCTGCATGGTAGCAGCCTCATGATGAAATCCAGCTTAGGTCAGCAAAAACAACAGCTTACAGTGCAAACTTACGGTTGTAAAAACAATAGCTTAGCGATTTCCGCGCTCTGTCGTGCGGTTCATGGTTAAATATGCTACGTGGGCACGCTAGCGGGGATCAAAATTAAATCAGGAAAAAGGTTGACAGCTGGGTCATACGTGCTAGTATGGCAAGGTAAAGCAAGGAGCATGCCTTGAAACACTGGATGGTGGATCACACAGCAACCCGTACCGTTGAGGGCATGATCATGTCCTTGGCTGGTGTGTGCGATGGTGCGCACAAGCATGACGCACAGGGCTTTTCGGGTGCAGACACAGAGTTTGGGCACAGCCTGGCTCAGCGTGCCCAGCAAGGGCGTGCCTACACTGTCAAGCAAGCGCAGGGCGCACTCAAGCTGGTCAACAAGTACCGGCGGCAGTTGGGCGGCGAGGCTGTGGTGCAGGCTTTCCTGGTTAATCCTGTGTTTAAGGCCCAGCCCTATGATCCTGCTGCTGCCCCTGCTCCCGAGGCTAGCCCCAACAACAAGCCTGCGGACCGCGAGCTTGTCAGCAAGGACACCCTGGCAGTTTTCAAGTTTCGCTATGACCCCGAGCTGGTTGCAGCTATGAAAACCATTCGTGGCTCGCACGGCGACAAGCGTTTTTATGCCAGCTGGGACCCGCAAAACAAAGTGTGGACCGTACCGGTCAATACCACCAGCATCTGGCTGATCATGGATGTAGCGGAGCGGTTTCGCTTTTCCGTGGAAGAACGTTTTAACGAATATGTCCGTAAAATACAAACCAAAACCAGCGACAGCCGCATGATGCTGGCACTTAACGGCGGACAGAACATTGTTGTTGACGATGGCATGATTACAGTTGCCATTGCTGATCCTGATATTCTCAAGGAGTTCCAAGATGCACTCGCTTCCTGAAGGTTTTGACCGTGAGCTTCTCAAAGAAGCTTTTCTCGACATGCCCACGCCCCATGGCGCTGTTTTTGATGATCTCCGACGGTGGTGTGGCAAGTGCCTTGTCCCCGTAAGAGGCTGTGAGGCTGTGGTAGGTAATTCCTGGGCTGACAAGATTTGTCCCCAATGCACAGCAATTTGGCCTGAGTTTATTGATCTCTATCAAATGTGGATGATGATGGAACATGACGAAGACGAAGAGGGCACAGAAGTGCTCTATGTGAACTGATCATGGAAACTCAACATTTCATGGTGGTCCGCCAGGACGACAACGGTTGTAGGTATGCAGTAGCAGACAAGCTTAGCCAATACGAGGCTGACTTGCTAGCTCTACGACTGTCAGCTCGCGGACACAAACAAACTTTTTTTGTGCAAAATTGGACCACTGCTCAGCAACGTAGGGACTTTTTGATGTGTGATTAAAGCACGTAGCAACAGGCAAGTAAGTATCAAACAGCAAGTGCAGTTGGGAAACCAACTGCACTTTTCTTTTGCTTGAATCTCCGGCTGAAACTGTTATAAATATCAAAAACAACATCCAGCACAATAGGACATTAACATTGCAAAGACTGTTTTATGGCTATAGCACAGTGGAAACCAACGTCAAAAATCAGCAGTTTGCTGACATTGAGTTGGTAAAACGTGATTTACTTAATGCTTTTTACACCCGTCCCGGTGAACGAGTCATGATGCCAGAATATGGCTGTGCTATTTGGAACATGTTATATGATCCTTTTGATGATTTAACACGTCAAAACATAGTAGATGAAGTGCAAAAAGTAATCGATGGTGATCCTCGTGTGCAAGCTAACAGTATTGCAGTAAATGCGTTTGATCAAGGTATAAGGTTACAAATGGATTTGTTTTATGTTCCATTTAACGCAATAGGGACATTTAGTTTGGACTTTGATCGTCGTACAGCAGAAAGTTATTAATAGAGATCCTCATGGCAGTTACTCAACAACAGCGTCAAAGCCAACTTTTTTATGCTCAAGATTGGCGAGTTATATATCAAGCATTCTCCGAAGTTAATTTTGCAGCTTATGATTTTGATACCATACGTGCAGCTATGGTGGATTACATAAGACTGACTTATCCTGAAGATTTCAATGACTGGATTGAAAGCAGCGAGTTTGTTGCTATTATTGATCTACTAGCATACCTGGGACAAAGCTTGGCTTTTCGCATGGATCTCAACACACGCGAAAACTTTATTGAAACTGCCACACGGCGTGAAAGTATCATACGTCTTGCCAGGATGTTAAGCTATAATGCTCCAAGAGCCATGCCCAGCCAAGGTTTGCTAAAAATAACCACAGTTATTACAAACCAAGACTTATATGATGCAACAGGCCAAAATCTCAAAAATGTTCCTATAACTTGGAATGATCAAAACAATGCTGATTGGTTGGAACAGTTTATCTTAGTCATCAACAGCAGTTTAAACAGCAACAACTATTTTGGAAATCCAGTTAAAAGTGGCATTGTAAACGGTATTGCCACCGAACTTTACCAAATGAATACCAACAACAATGGTAGTAGTGTGTTTCCCTACACCAGTAACACTGCTGGCAATACCATGGACTTTGAACTGGTCAATCCAGACTTTTCCATTGCAGATATTACAAGTGTTGCAACATCAACTAGTGGTATATTTTACGAACGGGCTCCCAATCCCACAAACAGTTGGTATTTGATTTACCGCAGCGATGGACTGGGTAATACCAGTGCAAATACTGGATTTTTCCTAATGTTTAAACAAGGACAACAGGGGTACACAGATTATCAGTTGGACTATCCTGTTGCCAATCGTGTGCTGGATGTAAACGTCAACGGCATCAACAATATTGATGTGTGGGTGCAAAATGTTGACAGTCAAGGCAATGTGTTGAAAGATTGGACTGCTGTAAGCAGTGTGAATGGATTCAATGTTATCTATAACAGTCTTAACAAAAATGTTCGAGATATATACAGTGTTTACACACGAGACAGCCAGGGCCAAGACCAAATTAGCATAAGATTTGCTGATGGAAACTTTGGTAGCGTGCCAACTGGCTTCATACGTGTGACATATCGCCAAAGCAATGGCTTGGCTTATCAAGTACGTCCTGTTGACATGCAAAATATTAACTTTGCATTTACTTACAATGACAACCTCAACAACTCATTCAACTTGGTATTATCCGCAAGTTTGCAAACAACAGTGGCAAATAGCCAACTGCGTGCCAGCAATCAACAAATACAACTTGCAGCTAGCCAAAACTACTATACTCAAGACCGCATGGTCACCGGCGAAGACTATAATGTATTCCCCTTGACTAACACACAAGCACTGAAAGTCAAAGCTGTAAATCGCACATACAGTGGACAAAGCCGCTTTCTTAACATAAACGATCCCACCGGCACTTATCAAAACATAAAGCTTGTCAGCACCGATGGCATCTTGTATGACGAGCCTGGCACCAACAAAGTGGAAGTCAGTGTGGCTAACACTCAAAACAGTCTAGCTCTTGTAACCAATTACATTCAACCCATGCTGACTGGCAGTCAAGGACAGCAACGTGTAGCTCAAGAAGTCAAAGACTTTTATTATTATTACTATCCGCGAGCTAACTTGCAAAGTCAAGGCACAACTGTTTGGCAAACTGCAACAAGCAGCAGTCAAATTAGCACTGGTGCATTGTATCAAGGAAATGTTGCCCAAACTGTAGGTAGCAACGTTTCGGTAAGCAGTGTGTTTCACGTAGTTGCTCCCGGCGCTTTATTTTATGCCAACAACACATGGTGTGAAGTCACTGCTGTCAACCAACAAGGTGTAGGAACCAACAATGGCTTGTTAAGCACTGGCCAGGGAGCCATAAGCATTACTCCACCTCTTATAGCCAACACTATTGGGTACCAGCCCACGGAAATAATTGCCAGTTGGAATCCCTTGTTCAATGCCCAAGAAACCTCAGATATTCAAACTGCTTTGGATAGAAAAAACAAATTTGGGATTCGATATGATTATCTAAATGCGCAATGGAAAGTTATTACCAGCGGCAATATCAATCCCGGTGCTTGGAGTTTATCTAACAGCGGTGACACTACCAACACAAATCGTGATAGCAGTTGGTTGCTGTTGGCTGCGTTTACTGGCAGCACATGGACATTCACAGCTCGCGCACAGCGATATGTTTTTGAAAGTGTGCGAGATGTTAGATTTTTATACAACACTCAATACAAAACAATTGACATAAACACCGGTGATGTCAAACAAGACAGTATAACAGTATTAGACATCAACACTGCCCCACAAGATCCCACAACTACAACTCCCGCCCCAGCTTTGGGCGCCAACTACATTTGGCGCATACTAGGGCAAGACATTTATCCTGATGGTTATGTGGATAACACCAAGGTCTATGTAAGTGGTGAAAACAATCCCCTGGGCTTGCCACTAAATCCCAACCAATATGATATAATTGTAGACCCAGAAAACATCGCACAGCGTATGATATTTTGGACTTTAGTTCCCACAAGTGATGGTTACGAATATTGGCAGCCACGTGTTATTCCCACAAGCCGCATTTATACATATGCCAATCAACTGCCACCTGCAAGTGATCCCCTTTGGAGTCAAGGTGAAGTTGCATATGTGATGACAACTGGACAATTTTATCAGTGGATACGCCGGGGTCCCAGCGGCGAGTTGCTGCTTGTGACCAATAGCTGGAAAATGAAAATAGGCCGCCGTGGTTTAAAATGGATTTATGATCATTATGCTCCCAACGAGCAACGTATTGATCCAGCTATAATGAATATTGTTGACATATATGTGCTTACAAGCACATACGATACAGATTTGAGAAACTGGATAGCAACAAATGCTCCAGCCAGTGCTGAACCACAAGCGCCTACTAGTGAACAACTGCGCAGTGTTTTTTCAGGCTTGGAAGCATTTAAAACCATGACCGACCAAATAATATGGCATCCAGTGAAATATAAAGTAATATTTGGAAATCAAGCTCCTCAAGAACTACAAGTGCGTTTCAAAGTCATCAAAGCATCGGGCACCACAGTAACTGACAATGAAATTAAAAGTCTTGTTATAGGAAGTATTAACGAATACTTTAGTTTGATTAACTGGGACTTTGGACAAAGCTTTTTCTTTACCGAACTTGCTGCTTACATACATATAAGATTAGCACCGGTTATAGCCAGCGTGGTTATAACTCCTTTAAATACTCAAGCACAGTTTGGCGATTTGTTTGAAATCAAATGCCAACCTGATGAAATATTCATTAGCAGTGCTAGAGTAACTAACGTAGATATTGTACAAGACTTCACCAACGCAACACTGGGTATAACACATGGCTAATCGCAAAATAGTAGAGTTACTTCCTCAAGTTAATCAAACAGCAGCATTAACGAAGTTTTTCAATGCCACTGTGGACCATTTGTTCCAACCAGAAAACAGTGAGTTTCTAGCTGGGTATGTGGGCAGTCATCCAGTCTATTACAATCCTGTTACAGATTTTTATGTTCCCGAGCCCACTAGCGATAGAGAAAAATATCAACTTTCACCCACTGTGGTCAGTCGTGATCCACAAAATGGTGCAGTGCAAAACATTTTGTTTTATGATGACTTGTTAAACAAACTGCGGTTGCAAGGTGCAATAACTTCAACTCCCGAGCGTTTGTTTAACAATCGCTACTATAGCTGGAGTCCTCCAGTAGACATCGACTTGTTTTTAAACTGGAATCAATATCGCTGGGTTCCACAAGGTCCTCGACGTATTGATTTGCTTGATGTAACTGACTTTTATCAAAATATTCGCGGGCAGTCAAGTTACACTTACACTGGCAGTTATGCAATAGCCAACGCTGATGGCAGCAATGGAACATCACAAACAGGTTCTATTATTTTTACAACAGGATTGAAAATAAGATTCCTAGCTGACAGTCGTCCTGAATACAACAACCAGGACTGGATAGTTTGCAATGTTGGTGAAAAAATCCTACTAGTGAACGACGATTGGGCAAGTGATGTCACAAATGGTTTGCGAGTGTTTGTGGATCAAGGGCCAATATATCATGTGCAAGAACGTGGAACCTTAAACGGCAACAGTTATAGTTTAGCCAACAGATGGTTCCATTTAGATGTCTTGAATGTCAGCCAAACACTGGCTGTGGAAAATCCACAAAACAGCCTAACTGAAACTTTTGCCCTGCCTCCGCAACGGCCTATTTTGCAATATCTACGCAACTTGGAGTTAGGGAACCAAGGCACAACCAGCCGTGGTTATATTAACTTCACAAGCAGTGATCCCAACTTTATTGCAACTTACACAGGGCTTGCCAATCCCGCAATAAATGGTCGATCTTTGCAAGATGGTGATTTAATCTTGGTTATAAATGATCAGGATTCTCATGTAAACAACAGAATATACCAAGTAAGTGGTTTATCCACTATTGGACAATGTGTGTTAACCGCACAACCGCGCTCACCCTCGGACAGCAGCACACTAGCACAACTGGGTGATCAAGTTTTATTGATAGAAACAACAGGTGCTATTGAGACATGGCACTATACAGGTGCGTCTTGGCAATTGGGACAAAGTGTATCGACTGGTAGTCGTCCACTTTGGATGCTTTATGATGGTTCCGGCATTGCCTTAAATGATCTAGGTGCATACCCCGGTAGCACATTTACAGGCAGCTTGTTGTTCAGTTATCAAACAAGCGACTTCCGCACAACAGATGCTTATTTGGGTATAAGTGTGGAACTAAATGAGTTTGGTGATTGGATATTTGAAAACCATCAACAAACTGACACGTGGACATATTTGCTTGACAACATTGCCACAGCGATTGGGGGCTGGAAATATTCCCGCATAGCTGCTGATGATTTTGTCCCGGAACAATATGCCAACGGATGGTATCAAGCTCAAAGTGACAGCCGACAGTATCTTGATTTGCAATACGTCATGGATCAAGGAACACTTTTGGGTGTAGGCGAGCAAAACAAAGTATTTTCAGGTTTAGCTTATCCCAACAATGCCCTGCTCATGCCCACAGGCGTGGAAATACCTGCTAATGAGGCAAACGATGTCCCCAGTGTAAATGTCATTAGAAATCGTCAAGGTGTTCTCTCACAGTTGTTGCAAAACACTGATTATAATGTCGAGAACACCAGTGTTGTCTTGGTCAATAATGCTCAAGAGCAGGATAGATATTTTATCAGCGTTTGGAGCAACAACCAAGTGCCCACAACACAACAAGGTGTTTGGCAGACACCCTGGAACCTAGCTAGAAATCCCAACAACCAAGATATAAGTGCTGTAAGCCGTGGTGAATACCTAGAACATTTGTCCAGCATGATAGCTAATCAAACTGGTTTTACTGGTGATAGTTTGGGATTTAATAACTGGCGCGATACTGCCAGAAATCCCAGCCTGGGCACTTATATTTTACAACACAACGCACCCATGCTCAAACTAGGGGTATTAAACTCTACTCCGCAAACAGATATTAACAGTATTACAGGCTATACTGATCCACAATTGGTGATTACTTGGGCTGACAAACAATATCAAACTTTTTACAGCCGTTTTATCAATTCCCTATTCAATCTCAGCGCAAATCAAGGCTACAATCTAAATCAAAATCCGCAAGTTTGGGTGCAAGATGCCCTGCGTCAAGTAAACTTGGGTAAAACTGCTCGAAGTCCCTGGGCCAACAGTGGGTATGATTTAACTCAACCAGCTGGTGCATATTGTTCACAGCAGGCAACAACCAGCACTTGGATACCTGCAACTGGCACTCGATTGGGACTCGCAGGTGCATATTATCCTCGCGTGTTTGTTGATACAACACAGCCAAACAATCCCTTGGTAATCCAAACACACGATGGTGCGGAAATAACCATGATTGACAGTGATGGATTGCCCTTAGCTGAGATTACAACAGGCGCAACTGCAACTAGCAATCCTGCATTGTTAAGTTCAGGAATAGCAGCAGCTTGGTTGCAGTTTGAACTCAACCTTTACAATAACCTGCTGCCAAAATACAGTAATCCTGACAATCAAGTTACATACAACATTACCACTCGCCTGCCCGGTAAATGGCGCACAAGTGATTACACCCGCGCTGAAATAATCCAAATACAACGTCCCATGTTTGAACGCTGGGCTGTTGCAAACCAAGTTAATGTGTCAGCAAACACAAGTTTTGATTTGAACGACCAGTTTAGCTTTAACTATCGCACAGTCCCTGATCTAAATGGTCAACCTGTGCCAGGTTATTGGCGTGGTATCTATCAATTGTTTTACGATACTGATCGTCCTGACATTCGCCCCTGGGAAATGTTGGGCTTTAGTCAACAACCCACATGGTGGACTGAAGAATATGGTGTATTACCTTACACAAACGGCAACACCAAATTATGGCAGGATCTAAGTGAGGGATTGATACGTCAAGGTAGCACTGCTGGCTATTGGCCTGCATGGGCACGTCCGGGACTGTTGCAGTGTATCCCTGTTGGCACTCAAGGTGAGCTTTTGCCTCCGCTTGCAGCTGGTATAGTTCAATATTTGCCCAGCACACAAGCAGCGGCAAGTGAATGGGATTTTGGTGACGGTGCTCCAGTTGAACAAGCATGGAGAAAAAGTCAAAGTCGCACATTTACTCAGGCATTTACAGGATATTTGACAAAACCCGCTGAGTTTGTTGATATCAACTGGGATGTTGCACGAACAGAAACTCTGTTTGCAGATACTCCCTGGCCGCAGTTTGTTTATACAGACACACAAACAAGAAAAAGCAGCGGAGAGTTCCTAGCACATAGAGAAAATCCCAGCTTGCTGAACCTACCTGCAAGTTTAAGTGAATATCAAACAACCACTTATTTTGGTAGCTGCGGATTACAGCATTGGTTCAGTGAATACTTGGTCAGCAAAGGACAAGATGTAACCAACTACCTTGGCAACGTAATACGAGGCACAGACGTCAATCTTGCCCACAAGTTCGCTGGTTATGTGCAAAGTGACACACTGCGAGTGTTAGTTGATAGTTTTGGTCAAGTGAACTTCAGCAGTCGTATTGTGCCTGCTGAAAATCGCAATGTCTACTTGTATAGAAGCGGTAGTATAGGTGAATATTTTTACAGTGGCGTTGTTGTACAGAAAGTAACTGGTGGCTACAAAGTATTTGGTTATGACAACAACAGCAGTGCCTTCACTGTTATTCCTCCTAACGTTGCTGGGCGTCGACAAGTGGAAACTCTCGGTAACTTGCGAGTGACATTTTGGCAACAGGGCTTGGATACAACAGAAACTGTGCTTTATGGAACAGTGCTTGAAACTCCTCAGCAAGTTGTAGACCTAGTAACAGGGTTTGGACGTTGGTTGACTGCCCAGGGTTGGGTTTTTGATAGAGTAAACGATGACAACGGACGCATAGTTGATTGGCAATATAGTGCCAGAGAGTTTGTTTATTGGTGCCAGGGATCTTGGGGCAACAACAACTTTATTGCTTTGAGTCCCGGCAGTAATCAAGTTACACTACGACGTCTAACAGGACAAATACAGTTTGTTCCCGGCACTATTAGTGGTGTTTATCCCATACTTAATAAAACAGGCACACCCATAGTTGAACGCAACTTGGAAACGCTACGTGAAGATACAGAAATAACCATTCGCCCCATAAACACTGATACTATTTTTGGAGCACGGTTGTTTGTCAACACACTGGAACATGTGATGATTTTAGACAATGTCACACAGTTCAACGACATAGTTTATCAACCTTTATTTTACCAATATCAACCACGAGTAAAGGTTTACACGCATAGAACACGAAATTGGACTGGACGTTTGGATGCGCCGGGGTATTTTCTTGTTCCGCAAGCTGGTAACACCTGGGCTTTAACCAGCAACTTTGATAAAACAGCCAAGGATTTCACCAGGTTTTTCAACATTGATCAAGCTAAACCCTATACTGTGAAAATAAATGGAACAACAGCACAACAAGAGTCAATTAACAGTCAAAGTGTAGTAACCAATCCTGTTTTGAATCGCATGGCTAAACATCAGTTTAGTTACCAACAACGCGATTATCTACGTGATTTGCTGTTGGAAGATGCCACAGAGTTTGAGTTTTTCCAAGGATACATCCGACAAAAAGGCACATTCAACAGCTTGGGCGCTATACTGCGAAACACTGGATTGATTCCTCAAGATAGCACATTTGATTACTTTGAAGAATTTGCCCTGCGTTTGGGACAGTTTGGTGGTGTAGCGGTCAACAACCTAGTGGAGTTTTATTTAAATCCACAAGATGTAACCAACACCATACAATGGATCAACTTGTTCAGTAGTGTTGATGCCGATATTCCCAGTGATGATGTATTGAGTATTACACCCGGTGACAGTCGTATTGTAACTCCTCCCACAAGTTATGTGACCAACCGTTTTCCTCTACGAGACAGTTATCAACCCCAGCCAGCTACTGATGTTCCCACAGCAGGTTACGTGCAACTGGGTGAAACATCTTGGCAAGTTTTTGACCAAACTGAGCTTGTGGCACTTTGGGACGACAAACTCGGCAGCACGCGCCCCGTTGCAGTAAACGACACAGTTTGGCAGTTCAGCACAGCATCTGGCAGTTGGACAGTTTGGGCGCTGCTAGACACTGGTTTGACAATTAATCGAACACTTAGCAGTCAAACAACTGCCAGCCCCACAACTGTGTTTGTAAACCAAAGCCTTACACTTGCCGACAACGATATCATTGTGTTGACATGTGTTCAAAACGTAGCTGCCTTGACTGGCACATTCACTGTCAGTGCTGTTGATGTCTCTGCACAAAGTTTTCAAATAGATATAAGCACTTTTGAAAACGGGCAAGGTGGTAAAATCTTGAAATACTACCCCATAAGATTTACCAACGTTGCTCAGCGCGATGCATTTGCCACAACAGAACCCCTGCCACAAGGGCTGCGTGTGTTTGTGGACCAAGGCGATCAAATAACCGGTGCTTGGACTGTATATGCACGCATTGGCACCACATGGTTGCCCATACGTAACCAAACACTCATGGTGGACAGCCAACTCATGCAAAGTTGTGTGCTGTTTACCAGTGCTTATAATCAACCCAGCACTGTGTTGCAATACTTTGATCCCATTCAAGGTCAAATACCCAGCTTGGCTGAACAAGAACTTGTTTACAAGCGTGAAAACGATCCTGCTCAATACAACAAAAGCATAAATGATGAAATTGACTTGCAGGATGATCAAGCTTGGGCTGATGAGCATGTGGGTGAAACTTGGTGGGACTTGGGCAGTGTGCGTTATGTGGATTATCATCAAGGTGATTTAAAATATCGCATACAGCATTGGGGCCAACTGGCTCCTGGCTCGGAAGTATCAGTTTATGAATGGATTCGCAGTCCAGTTCTGCCCACAGACTGGGCAAGTTTAGCAGCCGCAGGACAACCAGTTACTTTGGAAGGCGTGACTTTTATACCCAGCGGTGAAGTATATAACCCCAGCGCACCTAGTTGGTGTGAGCAAACAATCTATACCAGTGTGGGACGAGCACAAATATGGTATTATTTCTGGGTGAAAAACAGCACCATGCAACCTGCTGCGGCTTGGCGCCGACTGACCACACAGGAAATCAGCAATGTTATAACCAACACTGGCAATCAACAAATTCCCTGGTGGGCTGCTATCGATAGCACCAACTTGCTAGTAGCCAATGTGCGTAATAAGCTGGCTGGCAGTGCAAAAATACTGCAAGTTGCTTGGCAGGACGCCAGTGAAGATCCCACTGTTCACAGTCAATGGCAGTTGTTTAGACCCGGTGACAGTCGCAGTGTAATTCCTCAACAGTTTTGGCAACGTTGCATTGATAGCTTGCTGGGTTTTGACGGTTTAGGCAACGATGTTCCTGATTACAGACTTGCTGCACCACAACGCTTGGGTAACTTAGTTCGCCCCCGTCAAACATGGTTTCAGGATCCCATAGCAGCAGGCGCTAACTTTGTCACTGTAGCCAACGCTCTCATAGCAAACTTGGATGACCCTCTTGTAACCGATCCCAACAAGACAACTTGGCGCAACTACTTTTTCTCACAAGAACCCGTGCCTGACAGCAGCCAGTATGACTTTGTTGTGCCCACTATTGCAGATAGAGACCTATTAATACCTGATTTGTATTTGGGCGCACGAGTTTTAGTCACAGCAACGCCCTGGGCAATTTATCAATGGCAAGGTGACAACATTTGGAATTTGTTGCAGTTGCAAGCTTGGAACACTGAGCTTTACTGGCAATATGTTAACTGGTATGCCCAAGGTTACCTTGCCACAAGCACAATATCACAAACTGTGCCCTTGATACGCGATCTAGATGTTATTGATGGCACTACTGTGGAAATAGTTAAAGTGCTTAATGATGGAACTGGCAAATGGCAATGGTATGCCTGGCTGGACCAACAGTGGACTCTTGTTGCACAACAAGATGGCAGCATTGAAATCTTGCCCAGTGTTTACGACAACAGCTTGAACAACTGGTGTTGGGACCAAGCTGCTTTTGATAGCACATTATTTGATGCATCACCTGCACCTTGCTTTCAACAAATCATTCAGGGCTTGTTGGACGTTGTATTTGATGTTTTACAACAAAACACGTTGTTTACCAGCATGTTGAACTATGTGCTAAGTGAACAGGTGTTTGTGGATTGGTTGACTAAAACACGCTATGTGACTTTGCGTGGGTTTGGTGTGCCCTTGAGCACCAGTGTGTTGTATCAACAAGATGAAGTCAACAGTTTGTTGGCTTATGTAAATGAAATCAAACCCTACACTGCCAAAATACGTGAGTTTATCAACAGCAGAACTTTGCTTGATTCAGCATCGTTCCGTGTAACAGACTTTGATAAACCGCCCTATCTGTTGGCCAACGGCACAACTGAAATATTAGATGAAAACAACGCTCAACAAGCTGCTTACATGGCCAACTCAACTCGATATAAAGATTGGTTGGCTCAATACCAGTATCAAGCTTCAAGACATTTAATAAGACAACCAAATATCCGGGTGTATTTTGATCGTGTTAGCAGTGAAGCTTATGGTTGGGACTATGTTTGGGAAGATATAACTGGATTCTCTAAAACAGAAGACGGTGAAAACTGGGGGGCGGCGGCTCGCATACGCAATAGCTATCAGCCTCAACCACAAATGCCGCCTATTAGCGACATAAAAGAACTCCTACAAGCACAATACAAGGGACTAATACTGGACTCACTGCCCTTGAACTGGGGTGAAGGTTGGAACTCAACTCCTTGGAATCATTACACAGGTTGGGACAGCAACAGCGACAGCATTTATGATTATCTTGATGTAATCATCAGCGGTGGTGAAATACCTGAATACGATATATTCACTCCTGAAGCTGGCGGTAGCAGCAGTTTTAACTTGAGTTATATTCCACAAGGTCCCAGTCAGACTGTGGTGTGGATTGACAGTGCAATAGGTGTATATGGTCAAGATTGGATAATACCCAACTGGGTAACTCAAGCGCAACCAGTTGATCCTGGCTTGGGTTATGCTGTGGGTAATAGATTGTGGGTGACTGGAGGAACAAATCTTGTTCCTGCAGAACTGGAAGTTGCCACAGTAAATGGCACAGGTGGGATTTTAACTTTAACTGTAGTTGACCCTGGAGCATGGGACATTTGCCCACTAACTCCTGTTGCGTTAATACCCAAGCCCTATACTGGTGTAACAGGAACAGGTGCAAGTGTGCTTCCACAATGGGGCGGCAGACATTTGGAACTCACTGCACCTACAACCAACAAAGTATATGTGTTGTTCCATGGACAAACATTTAATGCAGCACCACTTGGTGAATATGACACTGTTTACGACGGATACAACTTCCTACAGCCAGATGTAAATGACAATCGTCCTCCCGAACTAGCTGTGGTTAGAATACCAGAAAGTCAAAAGTTTAATATATTCCAGCAACAGCAGGATGGATTTACTGTTGCCAACAAGATTTACACAACAAACAGTGCTGTAGTTCATTACAACTTGGGCGTAGTTCCCATTAACAACTCATCGGTCATTGCTTGGCAAGCTGGTAACTTGTTGACTGTGGAACAGGACTTTTTCGTCAACTATGCAACTGGTAATTTTGTTTTTGTCAATCCTCCAGTTGCAAACGAACAACTTGTTACATGGAGTTTTGGGGGAACAGGTGCTGGAATCACTACTCGCAGTGTAAAGATTGATAATCCTGGATCAGGATATTTTTCCGGCAACATAATCTATCTACAAGAGATTGATCCCAATATTGATTGCCGTCTCACAGTTACAGCAGTAGCAGCACAAAATACTCAAATACAAAACTCTGGAAACAACTATGTAGTTGGTGATTTGATTTGGCATGATGTTTCCACTCCAGCTCCTGCAATATGGCAAGTTACCAATACAACTGTGCAAGGTAATGTTCTTGAGGTAGAGTTTGTAACCCCGGGATATTATACCAGTATTCCACCAGCCACTACATGGACCACAAATGGCCTGGGCGTCAATGCAACTATTGACACAAGCAACATGTGGGGTGTAGCAAACGTATCAATATCCAACCCCGGCATTTGGCTGGTGAAACCTTCACTGCCTGTTAAAGACACTGACAGAGAGAATACTCCTCATGTTGGCAATCTTGCAAGCTTTAATGTGCTTTTTGATACACGACAACATCATGGTATCACAATAGCTGATGGTATTTCTAACAGTTTTGCTACTACTGTGGCTATTGGCAGCGCCAGCTGGGTTAGAGCCACAGTGGATGGCAATACCTATCCCTCTGCAAACATTACAGTATCTGGAACCAATGTGGTTTTGACACCAACTCCTGCTACTGGAGCACAAGTGGTTGTTGATGTTTTTCAAACAGCTTATTGGAGTCAACCCCATCAACAAGATATTCCTATAACAGCTAGCACATCTTATACACTTGACAGACCTCCCGGGGCTAGCAGAAGCCCTTATGCAAGTGTGCAAGTGTTTAACTTGACTTCCCAGCGTGTGATGCCGGCTCCGCCCCGGCAGGTTATTGCCATTACTAACACTGCAATCCAAACATATGCACTTACTATACCTTATGTTGATCCGGTGTTTACTGATTATTTTGCTGTGTATCAACAACAAAGGCAATTGGAACCTGAAGGTGAATATAGTGTAGACAGTGCAACTAACACTGTAACGATAACATCTACCTTGAACATAAATGATGTTATTGAAATAGTTTATGTAAATGACAGTTATGGTTATGATTGGAAAATACAAGGCAATGATCTAGTTATATTGAACAATCCTGCACTGCCCTGGAGCACAACTGGACAAGGCAACAGTGCAGGATTTATCAATAACTCAGATACCTTGCGTGTGTTAACTTGGACTCAAGATCCCAGTTACAACTGGCAGTTAGAACAGTTTACAAGCACAGGTAACACATATCATTTGGCGCAAACACCTCTGAATATTGAATCTCTGCAAGTTTACCATGCTGGACAACTGGCAGTAACTGGCAATGACTTTGTGATTTCTGGAAACACCTTGGTGTTCTCAAGTAATCCAGGAAATCCTGTAGCTGTTTACTATGCGCAGGGCTTGCAAGATCAAACGGAATCCACAACACGAGTGTTGGTAAACGCAGGTGTGGAAATAACTAAAAATCTCGCCACCGCCACAACAGTGTTGCAAACAGTTTACGCAACAAGTGATTACCTAGACATTGCAGATTACACAGTGCTTACCATGCCTCAAGGTCCTCAACCCGGGTATGTTTGGATTCAAGATGAGTTAATAGCATGGTGGCAAATAGATTACACACCAACTATCACTTATCCCAATCGCGCAATACTACGTAATATTTGGAGAAACTATCGTGCTACAAGTGGTTTGCCAAGACAGACTTACCAAAGTTCGTTTGCAAATGGCACAGGAGTTGCAAATACATTTGCCCTGAGCAATGGCACAACCCGACTCAGTGTTTGGAACAACGGCAATATACAAGCAGCAGGACAAGATTACACTGTTGTAGGCAGTAATGTTGTATTCAATGTTGCACCTGTGTTGGGCAGCTTCAATGTTAGATTTACAACCTTGCTACAAGATGCAATAGCAACACAAATCAGTCATGCTCAAGGCACAGCAGTATATGACGGACGCGGACAACAGGAGAGTTTATAACAACATGCCAAACCAACAGCCTGAAATCACACTAAATAACATCATGGAATTAAATAATGATAGCAATAAATCCAGTGATGAGACCTGCCCCCTGTGGGTGTATGGTAGTATCGTTATACGTGATCCTGAAACTCAAAAACAAATAGCAAAAATTCCAGGTTAACCCAGCAATGAATGAAAATATCTCGCCCAGTGTGACTGGTCACGTTTTAATTAAAGATTGTCTAACTGGTGATGTTTTAGCAGACACGCACAATGCCATCAATTGGGAAAACTTCAGTTTGAGTTTGGCAAATACCCTGGCTAATGAAAGCCGTGGCTGGATACAGGAAATGGTATTTGGCAACGGCGGCGCAACTGTTAGCGGCACTGGTGTTATCAGTTATAAACCGCCCAACATTGTGGGCCAAAGTGCCAGTTTATATAATCAAACTTGGTATAAAGTAGTAAACAACAAAAGCAGCTTGGATCTTGATCCCAGCAAAAATCTCACAGCCGTTGCTCACGTTACCGGCACATATTACAGCGATGTTGTTGTCACTTGCACCTTGGACTTAGGTGAACCTGCCGGACAAGATGCATTTGATACCACAAATGACTTTACAACAGACTTTGTGTTTAATGAACTGGGCTTGCGTGCTTACAGTGAAAGCGGTCCCAATACTGGCTTGTTGATGACACATGCTGTATTCAGCCCCATACAAAAAAGTCTTAACAGACAAATTGAAATCGTCTATACACTGCGCTTGCAAATGGCATAAGATAGGATCAAGTACAACACATGGCAACGCAAATTAAAAACTTCAATGGAAATGTTTTAGCTACCATTCCCGATAAAAGCATTGACACTACTAGCAGCACTTTGGAATTACCTGGAACTGGCTACCAAAACTATGGCAGTCATGTTTTAGATAATCTTGTTTGGATCATGCAGCATTTTGCTAGAGACGCTGCACCAGATCATGCCATCAAAGGTCAAATTTGGTTGGATACAACTGGCAATATACTCAAGATGTATAGTGGCACAGGGTGGATTGCAAGTGGTAGCATTGTTGCTGCTGGCAACGCACCTGCTAATCCAGTTGTGGGCACATTTTGGTGGGATACAACCAATCTTGTATTAAGCGTTTGGAATGCCCTGTCCTGGACTGTGGTGGCGCCTGTGGAAAAAACCGCAGCTTGGTTGTCAACAAAAAACAATGCCCCCGACAGCAACAATGTGCGCATGCTGGGCAATGCTACGAATAGATTTAGCACGGTTTACACAGTAAATCTTGATGCTACGGGTGTTGTAACTGCCAATCAAACAAACACTGGTGGTTTACTAGCCACTGGAACCAGCAACTTGCAAACTGTCACAGCCAATGTGGTCACAGTTGCCTCAAGTTTATCGGCTGTGAATATCACAGCATCAAGCAACTTACTTGTGCAAGGAAACTTGATTGCTGCTGCTTTAACAGTGTCAGGGACCAGTTTGCTAAACGGAGTCACAGTAGCAGCTAGCCAACTGGGTGTTGGTAAATCACCTGCTGGTGGTTTTAACTTGGACGTTGATGGTATTTCGCGATTTGGTGCAGCAACTTTCAATCAATATAACGGACCTGTTTATCAGTATCTGAGAAATGATTCAGCATCAGCTAATAACAGAATGTATGGGCGCGGGGTGGAAACCAACGGTTCATTAACTGAGTTCCTAGCTAATGATGCCAACAACAGTGCAACATATTGGTTACAAGTGTTGAGGACTGCTAACACAGTAAACAACGTAACAATATATACAGACAACCAAACTGCTGCACTCAGTGCTGATGCGCAGGGAAATGTCAGCATACCCAGTGGACATTTGGTATTTCAGGACGGAACCAGCCAAGATACAGCTGGCACAAGTCAAAAATCCGCATCAGGCTACCAAAAACTACCAAGTGGGATTATTATTCAATGGGGAATTGGCACAACTCCAGGTACAGTTAACCAAACAGTTACGTTACCTACTGCATTTACAACAACTAACTACACTGTAACAGTAACAGAAGCTGCGGCAGCTGGATGGTTGCCCGGTCCTGCTTACGGTCCTACTATATATGGCACAAACAATCGCACCACAGCGGCGTTTGACATTTGGGGTGTTAAATGGTCAGGCAGTAGTTGGGTAGCAGGATCTTTGGGGTATAGTTGGACAGCAGTGGGGTATTAAGGATAAACTAATGGTTTTAAATATCTCAAACTACGACGGAACACAGTTTGTAACTATTCCCGACAACTATCTAAATACCACTAGCAGTAGCTTGGAGCTTCCTGGTCGTGGTTATCAAAGCTATGGCACAGCTATAAACCAAGATCTACTTTGGCTCATGCAGCATTTTGCACGTTCCACACCCCCGGATGTTCCAGTTGAGGGACAGTTATGGTGGGATACTGGCAGCAGCTTGTTAAAGATTTACAATGGCATTCAGTGGATAAGTGGCAGCAGCATTCCTATTACAGGACTGCAACCAGCTAATCCAGTAGACGGTAGTTTGTGGTGGGATACAAGTCACAATCCCCCTCAGTTAAACATATATGCCAACGGAGCATGGCGTTGGATTGGTCCTCCGGGTTATGAATATTGGACCAGCACTCAAAACAACATTCCGTATGCTAATCAAGTATATTCAGTGGGAAGTGCTGCATATCAGTTATCACAACTACACACAGCAGA